AGGCGTTTACCAGCAATTTAAAGTTACGATGGTGCAGCTGGTTCGCCATCTTCCGCGAAGCGAGCAAATCAAACTGCTCGCCCTACTCGTGCTGCTCGGCGGCCTTAAAGCTATTCCGTTTGCGGAAGACCTGATGGACTTGATCGACACACTTGCCCAAAAGTTTAAGATTCCGATGGGCAGTGTCGAGGCTGAGATTGCTCGGCTGGGCGACGCTCTTATGCCGGGGCTCGGACCTGTCCTCTTGCGCGGTGTGTTGGACTTGCACACCGGAGCTACCATTTCGAGCCGGATCGGTATGGGCGACATGATCCCCTTCTCTGGGGCGTTGCTAGCGGGGGCCGATCCCTACCAAACGGTTATCGACACCATCGGCCCTGTGGCTAGCCAGATTGATAGCACAGCTAAGTTTGCAGGAACCGTAATGGATTACTTCGCACTCGGTGCAAATGGGCCGCTTAGCGACGTGCTTCGCCAGTTCCCATCCGCAGGTACGCGCGCGCTGAGTGACACGCTGATCTTTATGAGCGACGGGTCCATCAGCAACGCACAAGGACAGCTTATTTCTGAGAACCTGCCAGCCCACGTTCTGGCGTTCAGGCTGTTGGGCTTCTTCCCATCAGAGGCAACGTTCCATAACGATGTTGTTCGTATGTCTCGCCGTACAGATAACTACGCCAAAGAAATCCGCCGCCACTTTGTACAGCAGTATGCAGTTGCCTATCGACGCAACGACACTGCCACTATGCGGCGCGTCGTGGACCGCGTAAATGAGTGGAACGAAAGCGTCCGCGGCACTGAGTTTGAAATCCGCGACTTCCTTACCTCCGCTCGCCGGGCAGGCGAAGCGGCCAGACAGACCACCGTGGCTCGCTACCATGATGCATCTAGTCTGACTGTTCGCCCAACCGTCGAGCAACTTTCAGCCGCCTACGGCGTCGACTAAACAAGTTTGAGTTTAGAGAACGCCCGCTGGTCATAAGCCTCGCTGATATCGTTGAGCATACCTTCAAGCTTGGGATGCGCTAGATCAAAACCCAAAACATAAGATTGTGGTAACTTGATCGGCGTGTCCTTAGCGAGATATCCCTTAAACCCGCGAGGCGATGCATCAGCATTGCTAACACTAATTTCTTTTTGAAACGCCTTGTAGTCATGCCCTCCGCTGGAGAGCCAGCGCCGCAGGTGGGTCCGGTCTACTAACAACACACCGCGAGTAAAGTTTGTCGATCCGTCTTTTCTCCACAGCTGGATGCGCGCACGAACATCTCCGCGAGGTAGCCGTGTGTGGTCGCACATAGGAGGATTGTTTGCAGTCTGGGTAACGGTCACTGTCGCGTTAGCAACTTCGTTAAGATACTGCCCGAGTAGATCAAAAGCGTCTAGCTTAATCTCGTTCATTGAGTCGCGCAGCACGCCCAACTGGTCTAACACCCATCGTGTACCAGCAGTGTAATCGTACTTAATCAAGCTCAAGTCTTGCGCAATCTTAGACCCAAGGTCTGCAAGAATAACAGCCTGTTCCCAAAAACGTTCATGTCCTGCGAACTTGGCGTTGTAAGTTTTATAGAACTCTTTCGCATGTTCTTCGACAAGTGTGCGCAACTTATCAGGTCCAAGCCCTACAAGATGGCGCAAAAACGCACGTCCAGCATAGCCGTAGTTCTTCATTAGATGGTGGTAAATCTTCTTACCGACCGTGCTGTCCTTGGAGAACAACGTGTGTGGCGGGATAGTCACTTCCAAAAGCCGCGCCATCTGCGCGTCCGTGTCCAGACCAGAAGAGATAAGTTTTGCCTGGATAGATTTATTAGTAGAGATCACGACTGGCGTTGCCCATGTCTTCGCGTCGCGTTCTTCTGAATTGCGGTTCAACCGCGCCTTATCCCGCCCTTGGCTAACCCAGTAAAGGAAATCACCCACCTCTTTATCTTGCAGCATGGTAGCTTCGTCGATAGTCATAGGCAAATTTGAGTAGCTACCGAGACGGCTAAACAGTGTGTTCTGCGTGTACTTAGCGGCAAAGTGCAGGCGATCTGGGTTACCATAGATGCTCTGAATCCAGTATTGGATGAGCGTCTTGCCTCCGCCAGTCTCACCATAAAGAGAGATGGTCAGCCCCTTAAGACCGCCGAATGCATAGAGCGGTGCGCTGAACCCAACACCGAGAGCAAACATATGCCATGGCATTGCGGCCTTCTCTAGGATAGATGTCGCGTTAACCCACGTGTCGAGTGATCCGGAAACGCCAAACATATCTCCGCTGTTACGTGAAGCGTTAGCAGCCAGCGTGGACCGCTCTTCAATAACGCTTTGCCCCTCAGGGCGAATTACGTATTCTCCAATAACAAACTGATCGTGGTCTTCCTTCCACCCCATAGTTGTATAGAGGTTAGTAAGACTACGAATCTTTTTTAGTTCTTCCATGTATGCACGAAGCATGAGTTGAAAAACCTCAGTTTGTTTTTTGCTTGGTAACACAATCCCCTGATCTGCGCACGCAGCAGCAAAATCTCTATGCCCTTCAGTTAGCAAAGCCTGCCGCATTACAAGAGGAGTCCACCCTACATGGGGGCGTTTCCAATTGAAACGAACGACTTCATACCCTAACCCTTCATCCCTACCATAGCTGACCGGATAAATATCGAACGGACATACGTCCACATCAGTATCTTCTATGGTGTAGGCTATGCCTCGCGCTGTCCGCTTAAAAGGTCTCGGCACTGGCACACTAGTTACGCTTGTATCTGGAGCGTCTGGGTCCGTACCAACCTCTTGAAACTGCGCACCAAGACGGCATGGAGAAGTTATCTTCCCCTGGAACGGACAACCTTTGCAGCCACTGGGGCGCAGCGCTTCAAAACGCGCGCACGTCGAAGGCCCATCTGCTTTGGCTTTCCATTGCTCTAGCTTATTGATTGTTTGTTGTTCGGAGAAATCAGGGTGGTTGCTGCTCCACGCAATAGCAGTATCTTCCGGGTTCTGTGTGAACGCAGCGATACCAAGCAGCGCGTACCAGAACGGTTCTTCGACCTCGCTTTGATTGTTGATCGCCCAATTAATTTGTTTGCACTTTGATGCAACAATATCGGCGACCGCTGGCGGAAAATCGCTACTAACTTTTAAGTTGGACAGAAGACCGCGAGGTTTATTAGCCATCGGCGGTGCAGGTGCGATATTAAACTCGCTCAGGTCAATTGCCTCAGCAGGCACCACAACCTTAACTGTAGAACCAGAACCAACGTGGAGCGTCCCAGGAGCCCGCAGGACGCGAGCGCTGTCGCCCGGCACCGCTGGGTCAATAATCAGTCCTTGCGCAATGGCGAGCGCTTTAAGCGCTTCTGCGCGTGGCTTCCACTCGTAAAACGAAAGCGGAGTCTTTAGCGCCCAGTAAATATGAAAGCCTTTGCCCGATGATACGATCATGGGCTTTGGCAGTTGGTTACGCTGCACAAATTCTAAGACGGCTGTAAGAGCCTCGCGCTTGTTGGCATATGAGTTTCTGTCTTTGCCAACGTCTACGTCTATAAAGAAAATTCTAGTTTCTTGTACGTTGTGTTGCCGACGAGAGTTTGCATCTTTGAAAGATGAAACTGCGTAGTAAACATCGTAGCCACCAGCACTAATTCGCTTCGAATACTCAGCCACTTCTTCAAGCGACTGAGAAAATTTGTGCTTAAACTTACTGTTCGGTAGCGCAACGCCTACGCAATACCAGCCACTCTCGGGCAGAACACGCCGCAAAAACTCCAGCGTATTCATCCATTACCTCGTGTGCTGTGGGGGGCCGAAGCCCCCCACCTTATGAGTCCGTTTCTAGTAGCGCAAGCAGCTTTTTGACTCGTTGGCTGTGTGTCGCCATGATGATATCAGCTGTTGGCCAACTATGTTCATTGACCACGGTTAACATCTTCTTGATGCGAGACTTTAATGCCGCTTCTGCATTCGGCGTAGGGTATGACCTCGCAGATTTCCAGTTATAATAATTCTGCCGTGACGTTCGCAGAATCTGCGCCATACCCCTTACCGACAACAACATATGCTTGCGTAGCGCTTCTACTTTATTGAAGTCTAGCTTAGTCGTCATCGCCCATGTCTCCGATCAGCGAAGCGATCTCATCTGCGAGACTAGCAGACGCAACCGGGGCGGGTTCCTTAGCGACCTTCTTCGCCGAAGCCGCACCGCCCTTCGCGGGAGTAGGATCAACTTGACCGTTGGCCGCAGCGCCTCCAAAACCACGGGCCTTTGTTGCTACCTTTGGCGGGATAACCTCAACTTCAACCTCTTCAACCGTCTCTTCAACAGGTGCAGGATTAGGTGCAGGTTTGTTTGTCGCGCGGACCAAGACCGGCTTGGCTGGTTGAATCGGCGCGACCTCCAAGCGCTCGGGCTGGGCTTCACCAGTAATCTCCATCACTGACTCAGAACCAAACAGCGGAGTCACAGCTTCCTGGGTTTCTTCAGAGTTAAACCCGGCAAACGCGAACTTTAGTTTTGGAAAGCTCGCGTCAGTATCGAAGCTCACCGCCGTCGTCACAATCTCCAACATAATACCGCGCGTAGTCAACTCACGTTGGTACTGCGACAGACCTTTAAGCGCAGCGGGAGTCACTTCCAGCAAATAAACTGGCCCGCTCGGATCGTTGGCCGCAACGACAGCGAGACGCTTTTTGTCAGAGCAAGCTTTGATCTTCTGACCAGCGGGGGTAATTTTGCTACCCCACTGGTTTTGTTTGCACATAGAACACTTATCGGACTGCGGATTTTGGGATTCCAGATGGGGCGAAAGGCCGTTGAGTGAATAGCAATCCGGCCCGGCAGGTTCGTCGTCTGGGTTCCACGCCTTTGCATACCACGCTTTCGAGAGGTTCGGATTAGCGCCTACGATAACCACGTTCAACGTGGTCTCGGGGAGCACATGTTCTTGACCTTCTTCAACAATGCGGAAGCGCGAGCCCTTAATCGAAATGCGTGGGTACTCTGGCCCACTACCACCGATACCAGCGGAAATTGCACTGCTAAGACCGCTGTTGTGTTGCGCGTACTTAGCGAGGTGGGCAGGGATTTTGACGTTGGTCGGGACAATAGCATTAGTCATTTGTTATTCCTCATACGTTGTTGGAAGGTTTGCGAATATTTACATCGCGTTCAGTAGTCCAGTTCACGCCGGGAGGCAGGGGATTCCCTTCATCCATCCATGCACGAATAGCCGATTTACTTACGCGCTTTTCCAGTAGGTGGAACGCGTCGTTCAGCTTTACGTAATCAATAATCTCCTGCCAGTCGGCAACACCTGCAAACTCTTTCTCTGTCGAGAATGCTGTGCCGTATGGAGTTTTGAAAGACGTAACGCCGTCTTCTGCCATACGTTGTAGAAGATACGCTTCAAGCTTTTCCATGGCTGATTTAACTTCAGCCACCCTGTCTTTTGTTTCTCTCTCAAGCTCCTCTTTCTTGGTTCGTAAAGCCATATATTTCTTAACGACATCCTCAATCTTTACAGTCATTGCAGCATACCCGAACTATCAAATGTTGTGTCGCTGTAGATACCGACGTGCCAGCTATCTTGATACCGGACAACAAACGCAGCTAACTGGTCTCTATTCTCCGGCTTAGGCTCGATATCTTCGCCATCAGAATCAAACCACACCGAGATGGGCACGACGTCACCGCTGTCGAACAACACACAATTTTCTTCGAGGTTTACTGCCAGGATTTGGGGGACTTCGTTGTCTTCGTCGTCTTCGTCTTCGTCTTTGACCCACTCCATTACGCATCCTCCGTCTGCGGCTCACGCCGTAAAGGCTCATCCGGAAACTCTTTGTGGTCGCGGTCGATCACTTTTGTAACAGCGTATCGAGAGAGCCCCGTGGTTTTTGCAATCTTAGTTAGGCTCATACCGTCTTTAAAAAGTGTCAACACGCTCAGGTGTAACTCATCTTCCTCTCTGGTATACTCCATTTGTTACCTCTCTGTTCTAAGCATATCTAAGAGAACGCCTTGTAGCGTTTGTTTGTTTTTCAGGCGTTCGTACACAGCGCGTTCAATACGCGTTGCTTCGATGTGAAACACATTGGCAGCGTGCCGCTTACCGATGCGTTCAATTCTACCATTGGCTTGGGTATAAATTTCGTTACTGTTAACAGGACCATACCATACGATGGTGCTAGCGGCTGTCAAGGTAAGACCGTGAGCCATGGTAGCAGGGTGTGCGATCAAGATACGAGGATCGCTAGTGTGTTGAAAATCATGGAAGATTTGGTTACGTTTCGTAGCGGACACAGCCCCATTGACCACGCCGATGGTGTAAACTTTTGACAGTTCTCGCTCC